GATTGTGATTTCGTTGCGAACGATTCTACATTGTCAGCAAAAACAATGGACGTTTGTAAAATCGCTTTGAACACAGAAGTTTGTCAATTTGAGATTGAGCAATCATTCTTAGCTGATTGGATGAACAAAGGTTCAAACGGTGATTTTATGCCAGCTGATTTCGCTACGCATTTCTACGATCAATTAGGTAGAACAGTTGCAGACCAATTGGAGTACCTTACATGGCAAGGTGACACAGAGGGGGATACAGAAACTTACTTAGACCTTTGCGATGGTTTGGAAAAACAACTTTCAGGTGCTTCTATTCCAACAGCTCAAAAAATCGCTGGTACAAATATCACATCTACAAACGTAATTGCTCAATTGACTTTGGTTTATGATAAAATTCCAAAAGCATTGAGAAATCGTAAATCAGAAGTTAAATGGTTCGTCGCTTCAAACGTTGCTGATGCTTACAGATTGGCAGTTGCTACACAGTCAGCTGAGGCTTACACAACTAAAGATGCTCCATTGACTTTCTTAGGTTATGAGTTGACAATTGGTGAGGGTATGACTGATTCAACAATGACTTTGTCTTTACAGTCTAACTACATTTTCCTTGCGGATTTGGTGTCAGACCCAAGCGACATTACTACAATCAACATGAAAGAAACAACTGGAGATAGAAAAATCCGTGTTATTTCTGACTTCAAAGTAGGTTTCAACTACTTGAACGATGCTGAATGGGTAACTTACAAAATCGCCTAATATTAACGAGGGGTGTTAATTCACCCCTTTTTATTCACATTTAAAAATACATACTATGGCTTGCGAAGCATTAGAGGGAATTGAATTAGGTTGTGAAAGAAATAGCGGAGGACTTCATCAAATTTTGGTGGGTGACATGGCAGATATTTCTGCACAAACCGTATCACTTCCTACATGGAAAATCACAGCAATGACAGTAGATAATGAGCCTATTGAAATTGCCGTAAAAAGAAAAACATCAAACTATGTAGAGGACGAACAAAACGATTTCGTAAACGGGTCGGTTGTTGTTACCGCTACAATCACAGCAATGTTGCACAGACGTGACGCTGATAAATCTCGTAAATTGAATATTTTGGGCGCGGGTCAAAGATACCTTTATGCAATCTGTAAAGATGCGAACGGATTATATTGGTTCTTCCCTAACGTACAACTTCAATCAGTTGGTGAGGGGTCAGGTCAAGAGCGTGCAGACGGTTCAAAATATTCCGTTGTATTGGTTGGAGAAAATGACCAACTTGCATACGAAATTGAGAGCGCAGTTGTTGCTGGATTGTTCTAAATTTTAACTACTACTAATAAATTAAGGTTGTTCAATTTGGACAGCCTTTTTTTGTGTCCTATTAATTACATGATTTATTTAGAAAAGAATATTTCCACAAACATAGCATTGACTTTAAAAGAAAGTTCTTTGTTATCGGTTCCTTATTACTTGTTTCATTTCGTGAACGAGATTAATAAAACAGAAACGTTTGTAAACTTTGAAGATATTAGCGGATATCCTGAACGATACAACTTATTTACAATGCAATTAGACTATGTCAAAGGTCAATATACCTATACAGTCTATGAAAGTATATTACCTGACCCCGAAACGATAGCAGAAACAACGGGTCGTATTATAGAAACAGGTATCATGATTATTCACTCCGATGAGGATGCAAACACAAACATTTATTTATGAAAATACTAGGTATAAATTTTAGTAGAAATTCAGTCGTAAGGACGGAGCAACAAGCATACAGTACTCCGTTTGGGCAAATTGGCGACGGTAACTTATCATTACCTTTTATTCAATCGCAAGTACACAAAGCGGGCGTTATTTACTTTGGTCAAGACAACTTATTTCCTAGTGTGCTAGATCAAATGTATTATACAAGTCCTATTCACGGAGCGGTTATTGACTTTACAGTAATGGCGGTAATAGGTGGCGGTTTTACAGTTGATGGTTTAACAGACGGAAAAGACAAGGTGGCGTTTGGCGTATGGTCACGACGAAACAAAGTCGATAGAAATCTAGAAACGGTTGCAAGGGATTATAAAATGCACGCACGTGTACATTTTTTGTTACACTATTCAGATAGCGGAAAGTTCCTTTTCATGGAAAGATTACAACCCGCTTCTATTCGTTATCGCTTTGACGGCAACTATGAATTTTCTAGTGATTGGTCAACTGGTAAAGAGCGAAGATTTTTAGAAGCGTATCACCCCGCTAAGGTAGGAAAGTATAAAGAAATGCTTTACACATTTGGCGAAGTTGGCGCGGGTCAAGACATCTATCCAATACCTACTTATTCAAGTGCTTTGAATTGGTGCTATTTAGATGGCGAACAAAGTTACTTTCACAAATCAAACCTACAAAATTCTATTTTCCCAAGTCTTATTATTAGACGACCTAAGCGATTCGGTTCTAAAAAAGAGGTCGAAGATTTCAAAGACGGTTTAATGAATAACAAAGGCGCGAAAAACGCTGGTAAAGTATTCGTATTGACTGGCGACGGAATGGAAAACACCCCCGAAGTAGTTACTCCAAGCGCACAAAACAATGATAAGTTATTTGAGGGTACAAGTAAAGAGTTAAAAGATAACATTTGCTTTGCGCACAAAATTAATCCGTCGATAATGGGCGTAAAGGTTGCGGGTTCTTTGGGTAACGCTCAAGAACTTGAAATGAGTTACGCTATTTTTGAGAAAAACGTAGTATTTCCGATGCGTAGACAGTTGGAAAATATGTACAACGAACTTTTACAAATCGCAAACGTTAACGGGACTTTCAATATTACTGGATTTAAAATTATCGGTGAGGAAATTGTCGGGGGTGAAGAAAGTAAAATTAACAAAACGGGTGAATTACTTAATGCTATGTCGCCATTGCTTGCAAACAAAGTACTTGATAACCTTACAATCAATGAAATTAGACGTATTGCTGGACTTGCAGACGTTCCCGACGGTGATAAACTTGCAAACCCAAGCGCACCAAGTAACAATCCCGAAACACCTATTATATGATTTATTTCGTTACAGAAAATTACCTAAAACAAAAGACACCGATAACTCAAAATGTTAGTGCCACCGATGTGATGCCATTTATCGAGCCGTCTGCAAGCGGTTGGATGCAGTCGATTTTAGGTACTTACTTTTTTAATCATTTGTTGACCGCTTACAACGCACAAACACTAACGAGTGATGAAGAAATATTAGTCGAAAAGATTAAACCCGCTGTGGCGTGGCGTGCAACAGTTGACTGTGTGCTAGGTTTGACATATCAACTAAAAAACAAAGGACTTCAAAAGCAAAACGGTGACAACTCCGAAAGTGTAGAACAATCGGAAACAACGTTTGTGATGCGCCACTACGAACAAAAAGCGGAGTTCTTTGAAATGATTACAAGAAAATATTTGAAATCAAATAAAGATTTGTTTCCTGAATTTACAAGCCAATTAAATAGAGATTCAGAATTAGCGCCACAGAACGATGATAATTTTAACACTGATACAATGTTCATATGATTAGTTATTTACAAGCAGTCAACGTTATAAAGACATTTGCGGACGACCATTTGCAAATTAATAGATTCGATTTTGAGTTTAAAGAGCAAATGCAGAATTTAGCTACTTTAAATGAAGCGTATCCGTTTTTGTATGTAGTTCCATTAGCAAGTGACACAATCACAAATGTGAATGAATTTGAAGTTGAAATTTACTGCGTGGATAGGTTACAGAAAGACCGTACAAATGTCAACTATGTAGTGTCAGACACTAACCAAATATTAAACGATTTAGTGTTATGGTTAGAAGAGGGACAAGATGACATTGAGATAGTAGGAACTGCAACGCAAACACCGATAAACAACGATTTGTTAGACTACGTTGGTGGTTGGGTTTTAAGAGTACGTTTGCAAGTTGAAAAAATTGGACTTTGTGAAATTCCTTTAGGGGGTGAAATGCCACCGCCACCAACTTGCGAAAATGCTACTTTCCAAAATTCAGATGAATCATTTGTAACTACAATTGCAAGTGGTGATACCTATACAAGTGAAGATATTACGGTAAATGTTTACGACCAGAATGAAACTTTTTTAGGAACGGCTACAAATCCAAGCAACGTAGATTTTAATGTAGTTGTAGAATTAGATCCTTGCCCACCTAGCGAAGTCGAAGCCAACGTAATTAATTCACTTGATGAAATTGTAAACACAGCAATATTAACAACTGAAAACCCTAACATTTCAGCACCCGATGGAATAGTACATATCAAAAAAGAGCATGACGGTACAATAGCAAATGTTTCGACACCATCAGGAAACACAACAGAATACATAATTCAAAACAATGACATTACTGTAAACCTTGCAAATCCATTTTCTATTCATGCAGAAGATTCTTTAGATATTCGTTTACATAAAGCCAACGGAAACGATATTACACCTAGTTCGGTAACCCATCAAGGTAATCAAAACAGGGTAACAGTTGTTGTTCCTAATAGCGTAATTACTTTAAAAGATAGCGCATCAACAACTATAAGCACTACAAACGTACAAGCAACTGAAACAGCAAACATTACTGCCCCTGACGGCTTAATTAACATCAACGGGTCAAGTGTTGGTAATGTCAAGTCAAACGGTACACGAAACCTATTCGTAAAATTGAACGGTACAAATTCGGGAACTTACGATGGAGTGGATACGATTAACGTAACTTCAACTGATGCGTGGGTACGAAATCCAGATTGGTTGCCTTTGGATACGGTTTCCGCTGGAACAAATAAGTTTAGTGGTTTGTTTGCAGTCTATGAAACACAAAAGAATGTTTGTACAATTGAAATTAGCTTTCCAAGCGGTACAAGATTAATTAATTGGGGCGATGGCACAACACAAAGCGCATCAACAAGTATAATTTACACAAAAGTTTATGATTACACAACTTTATCAAGTCCAATTTTAGTTGATGAATTTGGATATAATTACAAAATGGCAGTTGTGAATATTCCATTGACAAGCGTAACAGAAATACTAATTGATAGAAACACAACAGCAACTTTGATAAACAACGGGCGTACATTGGGGTGGTTAGATATTGCATTAGATTGTTCCACTTTGACAAGTTTATTTGTATCGATTAATAATGGTCGCTGTGGAATATTGCAAAGGTTATTGACTTATAACCTTGGAACAATAACTAATTTTCAGTTAGCTCTTTGCCCTAATTTAAAGGTATTGAAATTTGACTTTACTAAATTAAGTGCGAGTGCATCAGTAAGTTTTGCAAATTCATTTTTAGAAACTAGAGATGAAAGTAACAACCGATTAAATATTACAAATTCCGCTTTTAACGGCAACTTTAACTTTTTCAATAGCTCTAGAATCATTGAACTTGGAAACTTAAATTTAAGTGCAATGACTTCGGCAAGTGCTATGTTTATTCAAAGACCTAATTTAAAAAGAATAGGGGATTGTAATTTTCCACTTGTAACAACTTTGGTTAATTTTCAATTCTCAAACTTTGCGTTGGAAGAAATTGGAGTAATTACAACGTCTGGTTCATTGACTTCAATAAATAATGCTTTTCTTGACTGCCGATTAATTCAAGATATTGAAATTACGAATTGCTCAAATGTTGTAACAGTTGGTAGTGCCTTTCAAAACTGCAATTCATTGACGAGATTAATTCTTACAGGAATGACTAGAGGATTCACAATTGACGACTGTAATATGAGTGCAACAGCAATTGATGCTTTGTTCACTTCATTGGGTACGGCTTCAGGTAGTCAAACGATAAACGTGAGAAGAAATCCAGGTTCTGCAACTTGTACAACATCCATTGCAACAAGTAAAGGTTTCACAGTGGTAATCGCTTAATTTTAGAAATATGTTTTACAAATTTGAGAATAACAAGTGGGAATATGGCTATACAGTTTGCCTACCTAGTGGCGAAATTTTAACCGAAGAAAATAAGGTTAATTCTGACGGTTGGGAGTGGCACGATGAACAACCTATTGATTTTAATGTAACTAATGTTACAGAATAAAAATAAATAGTTACATTTGATGCGATGATGGAAGCGGTTAAAATATTTAAAACATACGGAGGGCTGGGAGTGGTTTCCGTTTGGTTATTCATGACGAATAGTAGAGTAGATAAATTGGAACTAGAATTGCAAGCGTGCAACGATTCTAAAATAGATATTTACAGAGAGTTAACCAAGCCGATAACAAGCAAGCACAACGAAAATAAACCGCCATTAATCGCAATATTAACGCAACCAGTAACCATAAAAAACGTAGAACATGAAGAATGTTGAAAAAATGGATTTGTTGGACCGCTTAGAAGCACCTACACCAAAAAAGAACAAAAGAATAGGTCGTATTTTTACGGCTATCGGAGTAATCGCTGGAACTATTTTAAGCGCTGGAGTTGTTACCGCACCGTTAGGAGTTACTATCCTTACAATCGTTACCGCCGTAAGTGGTGGCGTAGCAGTATTTAACGGTCAGAAAGTAGCTGAATAGCATGGTAGAAAAAATAAGCAAGAATGTTCACAAGATTAGTTTATCGGGTGAATACAACGAGGTTGCTTTACTTTCCGATTTACATTGGGATAATCCGAAATGTGATAGAGTGCTACTTAAAAAGCATTTAGATTATTGTTTGAAAAATGAGATTCCTGTTGTTATTACTGGGGATCTTTTTTGTTTGATGCAAGGACGCGGAGATAAACGTTCAAATAAATCTGACATATTACCTGAACACAATAATTTCAAGTATTTAGATTCAATCATTGAAACGGCCGTGGAATGGTTTACACCTTATGTAAGCGTGTTAACTGTTATAAGTTATGGAAACCATGAAACGAGTATAATTAAGTGGCAAGAAACGGATATTTTGCAAAGGTTTGTAGACTTGTTAAACATGACAACGGGAGGCAACGTTCAAGTTGGCGGTTACGGCGGTTGGATAGTTTACGAGGTTAAACAGCGAACAAATGTAAAAGCAAGTTTTAAGCATAAATACTTTCACGGTTCTGGCGGTGGTGGTATCGTTACCAAAGGCGCAATTAATCTAACTAGAGCGTTGGAAACTTACGAGGGTTTTGATTTGTTTAGTATGGGACATATTCATGAGAATAGTTGCCGTAATGATTCAAGAGAAATACTTTACATGCATGCAGATACTACTGAAATTAGGCTTAAACAAATACACCATTGTATTACGGGAACGTATAAAGAGGAATATGGCGACGGCTCTAAAGGTTGGCATATTGAACGTGGCGCACCGCCGAAGCCTTTGGGTGGTCGTATTTTGATGCTTAGTGTAAAGCGTGAAAACGAAAAGTTAATAAAGTGTTTAGATAGTAAAGGATTTCCAATTTAGACTATTATATTAGTCAAAAAGGAAATATTTGAGTAATTTAGCTAATATATTAATCAAAAAAAAATGGGTAAAGTAATTTTAGAATTTGATAGCGTTGAAGAACAAGACGAAGTAAAAACGGCACTCGATGGTTATAAGTGGAAAATTGCGATTTGGGACTTAGATCAAAAGTTACG